ATATTGCTGAAGTAACTCATTGTGTAATCTTTTATAAAGAAGGAGTAATGGGAGCTGAGTTTAATTTTAATGGTGCAAGGCCAAGTGCAATTGCAACATATGCAAATGTAAAATGCAAAAAAATAGATCGGTTCGTTTGTACACCGAAACTAAGAGGAGATACGTTTGAAAGAATTTCAGATGAAAATGGATATTCACTTTTCCAGTTGAAGGTAAAAAATACACCAGACATGAGAATTTTTTTACGTGATAAAATGGGATTTTTGGGAGGTGCACTCGAAGAGATTGATGAATTAGATTCTTATGAAATTATTCTGAGAAGAAGAATTGGAAAAAGAAAGTCTGGATTCCGTGGATTAATGCAAAAAGATGACATTAAAAAGTTTGTGGAAAATAATGTGGAAGATATTGAAAAGTTTGAGATTAATCAAGGAATATATCGAGATCCAATAAATTTGTTAACTGATAAAATGATTACGAGAAAAGAATTTGTAATGACAAAAAACAAGACAATAAGTAGTAAATCTATGTATGAGTCAATTATTGATTTTTATGAGCGCGAAGTTCAGAAAGAGTAGTGATAACTATGAAAAATAAAAAAAGTCATCTATTTAGAAGGATTAGATTATTCAGCAGTTCAATTATTGTTGGAGGATTAGTATCCTATATGATTTTCAATGTAATGAGGAACAATGGATTCGTAATTAACGTGGAAAATATGATAGATGTATCAAAAGTAATGATTGGAGTATGGGGAACATTACTCGGATTTATTATTACTGCTGAGTCAATATTAGTTGCGTTTAGTAATGGAACTATTACAAGTGAATTTAAGAAAACAGGGCATTATATGACTGTGATTTTTCAATATACACAGACAAGCATAAAACTTTTATTCTATATTTTTATTTTTATAGCGGTAATAGTGATGAATGTTTTCAATATGAAAATTATGTTTCTGTTTATATTTTTTTCACTCATGACTTTTATAGATGTATTGATTAGTTTTGTGATTTTGATAATAATGCTAAAGATGGCTAATAAATAATAAACGGCATCCTACGGGGCACTTTTCTAATATATAAAACATTCCATTCTTCACATACTATATCTGAGGTGAGGAAAATGGATAAGAAGGATCAAGAGAAGTTAAACAGAAAGAAAAGCAATGAAAAATTCAACAGCATTACTCAAAAGGTAAAGCCGGAGAATCAGGACCAGCATCATAATGTCAGGAAAGAGGCAGTTGATGTGAAAATGAGGAAAATGTAAGACGTCCATTAGGGCGTCTTTTCTAATATAAAAATACGGACATAGCTCAGTCGGTTAGAGCAGCAGCCTTATAAGCTGTGTGTCATGGGTTCGATTCCCGTTGTCCGGATTGTGGACTACCGCAAGTTTCCTACTTGTGTTATAGAATCCAGTAAAGTTGCCAAGTTACATATTTCAATTTTGCGGTAGTCCTATAAAATTTTAAAAACCTCCGGAAAAAGTGTTGACATATGGTTAACCATATGATATTATATACTTGTAAGGAGGTGAGATACAGATGAGCAAGAAACGAAAGAAAAAGAAAAACTCCATAGATTGGATTGAAGTGCTGGTTCAAACAATCGTAGGAGTTGTTTCTGGAGTGATAGCCGGAGTCATTACATGGCTTATCACAAAATAGTAAGATACAGGAGAGGCAAAAGCCTCTCTTGTATAAATAATATAGCACATAGGCTCATCTGTGTAAAGCTATGAGAATAGAAGTAATAGTAGCAATTGCTGTGGCTGTGACAGTAGGATTGATAGCAGGAAAATTATATCGAAAGTGGAGGGATGAACATGCCGGTAGGTAGTCCAAAACCTCAAACGATTGCATCAGAGAAGTATCAAAAGAAAGCAGGATGGATGACAAAGGGTTTCAAGATAAAGCGAGAGTTAGCGGATGAATTTGCAGAAGCATGTGAAACTGCAGGAGTCAGTCAAGCTTCAAAGATAAGCGAACTTATGAAAGCATTCATAGAAGAAGTAAATAATGGAAAATAGTAGAGAGCATCTGGCGAAAGCCGGGTGCTTTTCTGCGTCCTGAGCAAAGACGATAAAAGGCTCTAGGCAAAAGCCTACACTGTGCGACATCGCACAAATATAGCAGGATAGAGCAGTGGAAGCTCGTCAGTCTCCTTAGCTGAAGGTCGAAGGTTCGATTCCTTCTCCTGCAATTGAGGTGAGAATATGACAGAACATGAGATTGAATTTGTAAAGAAATGTATAAGAGGGGAGATTAAGAGAGAG